CTCCCAGCCACCGTTTATAAAGAAGCGGATGGTTTTAGTGAGGACTGGGCGAAAGTACGCGCTGCCATCAAAAACATCGGCGAGGACCAGTCCTCAATTATGGATGCGGCCGTGATCCTTCGGATGGACACGTCCAATATTCGGGCGCCACGCGGTTACAGTGTTGAGGTGAAGATACCGCAACATTCCGCCGTCTATCGGCATGCGACTGGCCTATCGAAATTGTCGGATGACGCCTTCGCATATATTCATAACGTAGAAATCGACGAAGAGTATGCGGCCGCTGTTGGTCGGATCGTGGACGATCCCGAAAAGCAGTTATTGATCCTGAATCTATTGACGAAAATGCAAAACGAGGGATCGGTAAAAATTAAAACGATGGATGAAGCTGAATCGATTATTCACCAGGCTAACATGGCAGATTTCGCCGACGCCGATGGATCACAGGTCGATATGTTTGGGGCAGCGACGGACCTGATGTTCCATGAGCGCGCGCAAATCCTAGCAAAGGCCAAGTCCGAGATTAGAAAGGATGCATCGTTGTTCGACCGATTGATTCAGATGTCGGGTCGCATTGAACGAGTTGAGGGCAATACCTTAAACAAACCTTCGAACGTGGAGACTAGAGACAGTGCCAAGGAAGCGTTACAAATCATCGACGATCAAGCGAACTACGCCGGGGGGGCGCTCAACGAAGCCCTTAACAACAGTGCAAGAGAGCTCAGACAGGGTAGAAGTATCGCAGCCGTTAGCCGCGCTTTTGTCGACTATGTCCGAGAAGGAATTGACGATGGCAGTATTGGAGGGAATGCAATTGGCGGAGCTCGGCGCGCTGATGAACCTCAAGCGGCGCCGGGCGAAATTAGCGATGAGTTAGATACTTTTGAAAATCCGTATTCGGGCCAGGGCGTAAGGGCTGAAGGGGATGCATTCGTCGAGGAGCTCCAGGCGGAAACGCCTAGTGCCGCCGGTGCGCAGGAATTGAAAGAGCTCATCGAGGGCGGCGCAACTTTCGACCAAATCGCCAAACATCCTTCGGTCGTTGCTGCAGTGATCGAAATGGAAGCAATTCCAAAAACGAATGAACTTCCAGGTTTCGGGACTGAATCGTTCTGGAAGACTCGCCAATATCACTTTGGTCCGGCCGGTGATCGAGCTCGACTTGAAGACCTCACAATAGGAATGCGAAACGCCGTTAATCGTTTATATGATGATTGGAAGGGACAATACGGACCTGTTCTACAAGAAAAGCGAGCCGTTATTTTCCTTGGCCCTCCCGCATCTGGAAAATCGTTTTTTGCTGAACTGCTTGCCAAAGAACGTCGCGCGATGATCATCGATTCCGATGAAGTTAAAAAAATCATTCCAGAATATAACGAAGGCGTAGGATCTTCAGCCGTCCATGTGGAAAGCACTGGAATGAATGCGAAAGTTTTAGCCAAGGCGATCTCAAATGGCGATAACTTAATTGTGCCGAGGACTGGCGCGTTCAAAGGGACTGGTGAATTTTCTGAGGAAATCGCCGAAACGATGGAATTATTAAAAAACAACGATTATACGGTTGATTTGATCAGCATGAACGTGAGCCCGGAGACTGCGTTTCGCCGAATGATGTTGCGGTTTATAGAGAAAAACCGGCTGATTCCGCCAGAGATTTTCCGGAAGATGGGAAATAGTCCCGAAAAAACGTATCATAACCTTAAGAACAGAGCACACGCTTATGCCCAAATCGAAAACGAAAGCGGGATCGGAGAGCCTAAAGGAGTCCTTGACGAATCCGATTCCGGACAACCTTTATCTGACTTTACCGGGCGGCACGACTTCACCGGATTATTTCGAGATCGAGAGATTACACTCGGTATGGCTCCGGGAAGCACTGGACGAGTTGTCCAAAGAGAGCTCGAAAACTTAGAGATAGCGCCCGAAGATCTGCGCATTCCCATAGACGAGATCACCGTTGATGGTGAAGGCGTCGAACAAGTTTCCCTCCGATATCTGACGCGTTCAGAAGCGTTACAGGAAATCGAGCAAGATACCGTTATGCTCGATCGACTCCGTGGATGCGTACCCGCGTGAGCTTCCTCGAGTGCATTGCGAACGCCGTCGATGAGAAAAAAATCTCTCCGGAACGCGCACAAGCAGCGAAAGAGACATTCGAGCAGCTCGAGGCTGATTTTAGGGGCGACGGCCATGGCGAGTTGGCCGCTGCAGACCGAGCCGCGAAGGCGACGTTCGAGCAGCTCGAGGCCGACGCTATTCACAAACGCCGTGTGTTGCGTCTTCAAGCGCTGACCAGTCAGAGAGTTTTTAATAATATTGCTCGCTACAGAACCCGGCGTAATGACGGGCGACCTGGGGCGGGGGCGTCTGCCCATATCAACAACGATCACAACAGTCAATTCCCAGACTTACATTATCGGCAACGGGCGATTGCGAACGCCGCATTTTCGCAGATTCACAAAATCCTGCGACGCAACTCGCCAGGCATGTTCGGACAAATTCGAAATAAAGCTGAAATTTTAGATCTTGTCAGGGCTGCGTTTGGAGAAAAAGGGGTGTCAGTCGCCGCCCGTGAGATGGCCGAATCCTGGGGTCGAGCGGCTGAGAGGTTACGGCTGAGGGCAAATGAGGCGGGAATGCGGATTCCCTCACTCGAAGGCTGGGGTCTCCCACAAATTCACGATCACGACAAAATCACCAGTGTCGGATTTGATAAATGGCGGGCAGCGTTGATTCAAAACGATTGGCTCGATTGGGACCAGATGATCGACTATCGGACCGGTCAGCGATTGTCTGTTGCAGAGCGCGAAACTGCCTTGCTGCACGCTTACGAAAATATCCGAATGGATGGTCTCGGTGGTGACCCCACGAGACGGCGCGCATTACACAACCGTCGCAGCGATCATCGATTCTTCAAATTCAGAAACGCCGATGCATGGTTCGAATATCAGCAGGCTTTTGGAAATCCGAACAGCTACGAGGTAATGATCACGCACATCCAGTCGATGTCTAAGGATATTGCTGAGCTCGAAATTTTCGGACCAAATCCTACAGCAACCCGTTCGGCTATGCGTGCTTTCGCCGAGAAACGTGCAAAGGCGCTCGATCAGAAGTTCGGTGGAAACAAATATACCGACGAGGTCGCATCCGATCTGGATACGTTCGATGAGCTCTATTTGAACTGGCGATACGGCGTTCGAATTGGAAGTCGCCGCATGAAAGCATTTTGGGGAACAACCCGGAACCTCATCACCTCTAGCTTTCTTGGTTCCGCACCCATTACAGCGATTTCCGATATTTGGACCGCACGCATGACAGCCAGCCTTTTGGGCATGAGCGCTACAAAAGTCATGATGCGATACGTGCGAGAAATGGCGGGCACTCGGCATCGAACGGAAATGGCAGCACGTGCTTTGATGCCGGCGATGAGTTTACTCGAGGTGAACACGAATGTTCTCAGGCTCTTCGGGGAGTCAAGCGGACCTGAGTGGTCGCGGCGGGTAGCTGACAGCGCATTGAAATTCTACGGTTTGAATCGGGTGACCGAGAAAATGCGCCAGGCTTTCGGCTTTGAATTTTACAGTTTTATCAGTGGTATGTCTGACAAGAAATTTTCGCAACTGCCGAAAGGGCTGCAAGAAGGCTTTGCCCGGTACGGGATTAACAAGGCCGGCTGGGATGCGATTCGTGGCACCGAAAAAGTTGATATCGGCGGTGGCAAATGGATTTTGCCCGATCAAATTAAAGACGAGGAGCTCGCCTCGCAACTAACCGCAATGCTGTTACGTGAGATCGATCAGGCTGTGCCGACAACGAGCGGTCGCGCGAAACATATTCTAACGGGGCGGGTTAGGCAGGGCACCATTGTCGGCGACCTGGTTAATAACGCAGCGCTATTTAAGAGTTGGCCAGTGACGATCGTTGTGGAAAACCTGGCCCGATTCGCATCTCTGCCGGGAAGCAATTCTCGAAGGGCCTGGGTGATCGCGGAATATCTAATAGGCGGCGCGATCATCGGCGGTTTGGTTCTGCAGCTGAAAGCGCTCAAGGATGGCAAGGATCCGCGCGACATGCGAGATCCCAAATTCTGGATGGCGGGAAGCATGCAAGCCGGTGGGCTTGGAATCATTTCCGATTTTTTATTTGCCGATGTCAATCGATTCGGCGGGAGCAAAGGCGAGACACTCACCGGGCCTGTCTATGGGGTTGCTGACGACATCCTCAATCTTAGTTTCGGAAACGCTGCCGATTTAGCGTTTGGTGAAGAACCGAATTTCAAACTCGACGCCTTCAACTTTGCGGTGAGAATGGCGCCAGGCACAAACGCCTGGTATCTGAAACTCGGTCTGGAAAGAATGGTAATCGACCGAATGCGCGAGATGATAGATCCGCGAGCTCATCGGAGGTGGCGCGCAAAAATGAAATTTCATTATCGAAATTACGGACAAAAATTTTTCTGGCGACCCGGCGATCCAACTCCGCATCGTATGCCCAATTTGAAAACAGCAATCGGTGACAAATAAAAGGTAAACATTATGGCTGACTACTCTATAACTGCGGTCGCAAGACGAGTCGTCTACTCTGGGTCGGCGGGCACGGGGCCGTATAATTTTTCATTCCCAGTTCTGACGAGTAGCGATATAGACGTTTACAAGGATGCAGCAAAGCTCACCGAGACGACGCATTACACGGTGACAGTTTCTACAACCGACGGGACTGGATCCGTTACTCTCGCGGATGCTGCGACCTCAGATCACACCATCACGATAGTCGGCGCCCGTACGGTGGAGCGAACAACTGACTTCGTGACCGCCGGAGATCTGTTAGCGTCGTCTCTCAATACCGAATTGGACTCGCTCACTATTTTTAATCAACAAGCGGCTGAGGCTAGCGATCGAGCGTTGCGCGCTCCGGTGACTGATCCAGTCAGTATCAATATGGAGTTACCGGCAAAAACGGCTAGGTTAGGTAAATATCTGGCGTTCAACTCAAGCACGGGTAATCCGGAGGCTGGGCCGGACACGGATGACGTTGCATCAATCGCGTCGGTTACCGACGAGATTACAGCGCTCGCGGCGAAGACGACTGAGCTTGGAAGACTCGGGACAGCGGATGCCGTAGCGGACCTCAATACATTAGGGACGGCAGATGTCGTTACCGACCTCAATACATTGGGGACAGCGGACGCCGTGTCAGACATGAACGCATTAGCAGCGATCGCCGGAAATATCACGACTGCCGCCGGAATCTCAGCGAACATAACGACGGTCGCTACGAACGCGGCGGCGATTAATAACGTTGCGTCTCAGGCCATTGGATATACCTGGTCGAATAGCACAACGATGGCTGATCCGGGCGCCGGGGCAATTCGTTTTAATCACGGAACTGTTGGGAGCGTGAGCGCTATCGCGATTGATGACGCCGACAGTGGCGGCGCCGATGTCTCGCCATACATTATCACCTGGGACGATTCGACGAATACCACGAAAGGGTATTTAACTCTTCGAAAGGGTGGCAGCACGACGGTATTCGCGATTTTCAGAATTACCGGGCTCACCGACAACAGCGGCTGGTCACAGCTCGCCGTTGCGCACGTCGCCTCCGGAGGGAGCTGGACGAATGGTGATGTGGCGCATGTAGAGTTTTCGCGTGCGGGTGATGCCGGGACCGGGGCGATGACATCGTTCACCCTCTCCGATGGATCCACAACTCAGACTGTTGAAAATTCAAATACTGTCACGTTTGCCGCTGGAGAGGGTCTGGATGTAGCTGTTTCAGCTACCGATACCATTACCTACTCGGGGGAAGATGCAAGCACATCGAATAAAGGCGTGGCGAGTTTTTCATCGAGTCATTTTTCGGTGTCGAGCGGAGCTGTTTCGTTAGCGACGGTGCCGGTGGCCAAGGGTGGCACGGGCATAACCGCTGCAGGCACGAGTGGAAACGTGCTGACGAGCAACGGAAGTGTTTGGTCCAGCGCAGCGCCGGCTAATACGATGAAGTTTATATCGAGCGCCACGGCATCGAGCGATTCGACGGTCGAGTTCAACAATTTGTCGAGCGATTATGCAGCCTACCTTGTGGTCATCGTCGGGTTGATTCCCGTTACAGACGCCACGCATCTGTATTTGCGAACTAGCACAGATAACGGCTCGAGCTTTGACTCGGGAGCGAGCGATTATCGATATACCGGCATATCAACTCAGAGTGGTAATACGACTCTGAGCTCTCATCAAGGCGCGAGCGCTGCACAAATCTCGCTCACACGAGAAGCTATGGACAGCGATGTGTCACACGTGAATTTCAATTGCAATCTGTGGATATATGACCCGACCGATGCGCAATCCACCTTCTGTAATTGGAGCCTCGCGCACGAGCGAAGCAGCGCGACTTTGACCTACACGGCTGGAGCCGGTGATCGAGATGCTGCCGGGGCCGTCGATGCTATTCAATTTCTGTGCAGCAGTGGAAATATTGAGAGTGGTCAGTTTTACCTCTACGGGGCCAAAAAAACGTAATGACAACGAAACTAATCAACGGGAAAAGGGTTGACGTTCTAGACACCGAGGAAGCTCGACTGCGGGCCGAGTGGGCCGAGGCGGATAAACGTCGGGCGCGTTATTTAGAACGCGAAGCCGCGATGGCTTATAGGCGCCGGCGAAAATCTCGATACTTGTCTGAGCTAGGAACGGAGCCAGGTGAGTTCGAAAACGTAATCGGCGATCTACTCGATATTGTTATATCACAACTCGCAAGTGTGTCGAGCTCGAAGACCGAGGAATTCGAAACGCTAGTTACAAAAATTCAAAGCATCAAAACAGCAATCCCGAAGTGACTCTTGGGACCAACGAATTCCTCCAGATCACACTCCTCCTCTGCACAATCGGAGCGAGCTGGGGTGTCGTGCGAAGCAATGTTCAGCGTCTTCTCTCCGACCTTTCAGATCAACGGCGAGAGCTGGAAGCGTTAGGCCGGCGCGCCGATGAGCTCGAGCAGCAATCCAAAGTTCTCGAGCATCAAATGTCCGTGCTCGGATCAATCCTCTCGCCATCTTCACTCAAGGAAGCGAACAGGGAAATGGCCGAATTGAAAGCTCGTGTCGACATTAACACGCGTGATGTGATTGCTCTGCAAAAAATGCACAACGGGAATCATCCGAGTGTTGCCCATACTTAATGCTTTAACACCGTTGCTCGGGACCGTGATCGACCGCGTGATTCCCGATAAGGCTGCCGCCGAGCGAGTGAAAGTTGAGCTCGAGTTACAGGCCGCCCAGGTCGAGGCCGACGTGCAACGCGCGCAGCTCAGTCTCGCGAAGGAAGATGCGAAATCGGGAATCGGTGGATTTCGTTGGGGGGCCGGCTGGCTATGCGTGATATCACTGGCCTATGCATGGATCATTCGGGATATTCTGATCTGGATGCTGGCACTCAGCGGAAGCGTTGTGCCGCCGCCACCACCACTCGATGCATCGGCTCAATATGTAATGCTAACCGGGATGCTCGGGCTTAGCGGTGTCCGAGCGTTCGACCTGGCGCGTGGCACGCGAAAGTGAAAATGCACAGGATCATTGATGAGCTTAAACATTTCGAGGGATTCTCATCAACGGCCTATCGCTGCCCAGCCGGGTATTGGACGATCGGATACGGGCGAAACATTGAGAGTAGCGGTCCCGGCATAACGACGGAGGAGGCATCACTGCTGCTGCGCAATGACGTGACCCGATCGATCGATGAGGTCTGCAGAGCTTTTCCGTGGGTGCAAGGACTCGACGAGCGTCGAGCAGAAATTCTCACTCAGCTCTGCTTTCAATTGGGACTTTCCAGGCTCCAGAAATTCAAGAAAATGCTGGCCGCCCTAGAAACAGAGGATTTCGATCGCGCAGCCGATGAGCTTCTCGACTCACGTTTCGCGCAGCAAGTGCCGACACGCGCGAAGCATTTGGCAGATGTTCTCAGGGGGCCAGGAAATGCTTAACGAATTGATTTTATCGGTAATGCTCAATACGACCTATGTCGGCGCTACCGTGATCGAGGCCGAAACGCAAGAAGAAGGAATGAAAATCTGTATGCGAGAGCATGTTCTCGGATTCGAGCAATTTTACGATCGAATGATTGAGCCGGAGCGTTTAATGGCAATCATGAAAGAAACGGAGAGGAGGAAATTTTGTTTCGGCTATGGGGCCGCAGGCGATCGACGAGGGAACCATCGATTCCAATGCTTCGGCGTGATCTGGCCAGGTTCTCCAGCAGTCCAGATCGAGAAGCGCTGTGATTTCATTTTCGAAAAA